ATGAAGTTCGGAGTAACTTAGCAGGAATTTTCGACATGTCTAGGGGTCGAGCATCGGCCCCAGGACGTCGGCGTTGCCTTTGCCTGATGAGCGGTCTAAATGCCCGTACACCGAGACTGTGGTGACGATGGATTCGTGGCCGAGCTGGGCCTGTACCGCGGGCAGCGGACGGCCCGCCTGAATCAGCCACGAGGCGCAGGTGTGCCGTAAATCGTGGATGCGGGGCCGTTTCTTCAACCCGTTCGCTTGGGCCCGGGCCACGGCGGGATGCCACACATTCGGGGCAAAACTTGCATTCCGAACCACACCGTCAGGGTGGTGTCGGCCGCGCCCGGAATTGGTGAACAGCCACTCCCCCGTCAGGTCGAGCTGGTCAATCACCGACTTAGGCAAGTTGATGGTTCGAACTGATTTCTTCGTTTTCGTTGGGCCTATCTCGTAGCCGCCGCCATCCTTCTTCTTCCAGGCCGTGGAGATCCGCACCGTGCCCGCCGCCATGTCGACGTCGCGCGGTCGCAAAGCGGTCGCCTCAGACCATCGGCAGCCCGACGTCACCAGGAACTCGACAAGCGGTTTCCAATGATCGGGGATTTCGGCGCGCAACAACTTGTACTCGTCCGGGGTGAGATACACGTTTTCTTCCCGGTGGGTTCGGGGTAGGCGCACGAACTCGCAGGGATTGGATTTGATGTGCCCGCGTTCCACCGCAGCGTTGAGTGCGCCGGCCAAATAGCCGTGTTTGTTGGCGACGGTCTTGCCCGAGGGGATGGCGTCGTTGGCGTTGCGCAGCCCTTGCATCCATGTACGGACATCGTCCGGGGTGAGTGCCGTTAACGGCATGTCGACGAGGGCCGCGAAGTCCTTGGCGGCATACCGGCGGTAGTTGTTGAGTGTTTCGGCGGTGATACCGGTCAGGTGGTCGTTGTGGTGTTTGAGCCATTGGCCGACCGTGAGCCCCTGGTCGTGAGCAATGACGATTTTGGTGATTTCTAGCGCCTTCGATGCGCCAACCTTTTGAATCAGAACATCGAACTGCAGAGCTTCCGCATGGTCATCAAACGACACTGAAGTCTGGGTTCCATTTAAGCGAAAACGAACTTGGGTGTAGCTGCTGCCATCAGCTCGAGTACGGATTCGGCTACTCACTTGGAACACGACCTTCAAGCGCCGCGATGAACTGTTGCGCGTCTGTATTCGATGCGAAAGTTCGAGACCTCTGACATAGAGCGCCGTCGCGATTTTGACGCCAGCGCACCTGATACTTTTCACCGCGGATTCGCAGGGTCGCGGACACTGGGCGATCCGGTAGGACCGCCAATTTTTGAAGCCGAAGCTCGGCTTGGATCGCTGAGCGTTCAGATTGCGTCTGAAAGCGTCGACGCGTCCCGTCACCGGCCGGAACCCATCCTTCAGCCGGGTTTTTGATACGAGCCATGTTTTCTGCGGGAGTTACTGCCTCAAGATGATGGGCGTTTACGCAGCCGCGATTGCAGCACATGTGGTCGACAACTAGGCCCGAGGGAACGGGTTTACGGTGATGGATGATCCATGCGACACGGTGAGCGACATGAGCGACCTGATTGATACGAAGTAGCCCATAGCCTTCCTGCGAGCGGTGTCCGAGCCATTCGCGACAGCCGAAATCGCCCTTGGATGATCGTCGGCTGAAGCTACGAACAAAATGCTCGTTGAGGATTGTCCTCATGTCATACATGGCCGCCATGAGGCCAATATATCCGACAATGTGGACAGGGTGTGTGGACGGGCTTCCCGAAAACACCTGTTTGTGCAGGTCACATGGGTGGAGCTAAGGGGATTCGAACCTGACTGAAAACAGCCAAAAACATAGTCTGACCTGCTATCCGTAATTTTTTGACCTATCAGTCAGGCGTACCCGCGAACAGCGGAAATGCGTTGGCATGTGGACCAGGTCCACACCCCTAGTCACGAAAAAAGATCCCACCCGAAGGTGGGATTTCAGAAACAGCAAACACATACAGGTCTACATACGTGTGCACGGTTTGTACCGACAAACGGTACAAGTTGTGGAGCCGGTGCGATTCGAACGCACGTCCATCCCGGTTCCGCCGTGCGGATTTCGACGAGATGTAGAACCAGTCACGGCCCCTGGTCGGTAAGTACTTGTGCTGTAGGTACAGTGTGCTAATCTGTAGGTACACCAACAGAAGGGGATGGTTCACATGGCCACCAAGCAGGAAAAGACTCTGGACCGCATCACCGTTACTCGATCTGATGATGGTGCCGTGACCGTTGAAGCGACCGCACCTTTGCCTTTGTACGGAGACGAAACCTACGACGGCATCATTTTTGATGGGTATGCAGGCGCCAAGTGCTTCTGGTGTGCGGCAAGTTGGCGCATGGGCAACGGCGAACGCTCTAGCATTCCAGCTAGTCAATTCTGCTCATCTGAAGACGCCGAAAAGTTCCTGGTGTCCCTAGCCAAGCTGGCTTTGGCCGCGAACGGTGTGGCCGTCTGATGCCTGCAGGAACAACGCTGCGTAACGTTCGCGTCCCTGATGAATTGTGGGATGCGGCGTTAGCGCGAGCCGAGGACGAACACACCAACGTGTCCGAAGTGGTACGCGAACTGTTACAGCAGTGGGTTGACCGCTAGTCGGTGTCGATGTCGGAGTCTTCGCGTAGCTCGGTGGCCGTGCGAAGTAGGCCGTCGGTGATCCAGTCGGGTTGCTCGGCTGGCGCCCACACCCAGGCGGTCGATTCGACGTCGTTTCCCGATGTGACGCGCTGTAAGCCCATCGCTATAACGAACTGGTCGAGTACCCAGCCGTCGCCTTCGGCGTTCAGCAGCTTTTGGATGGCGGCTTTAAGCCGGTCGACGGGCGTCATTTGTTGAGTTTGACCGCAAGTCGGTGCAGGGGGTCGATGCGGCGCGGCCACTGCCTCAGTAGGTGCAGGGCGATGTAGGCGATGGCCCCGTTGGTGATGAATGGGTGCCGGATGCGGTAGCGGTCGACGGCTTCAGACAACAGCTGCCCGGGAGGGCACGCGGCCTCGTAGGTGACGATTCCCGCGACCAGGGCGGCCCAGGCGTAGTCGGCGTGTTTCATCGTGTCCCCTCACACTGACCTGACGATGCTTAGCCGTTCGGGTTCGACAGAAATACGTGAATAACCCGAACACACGGTGCAACGCCTCATCGAGTAGGTCAGGACGTTGGCGATGTAGCGGCGCGGGATGGGTTCGGTGTCGTTGCCGCAGCGATGACACACGGTCATGGAGTCTTTGCCGTCAACGAACAAGGCCGGGTGGTTGGTGATAAATGGCCTCAAAACGTCGTATAAAGCCTGCGTGGCCAGGATGTCCCCTGTGCAGTACGCGGTTAAGCGTTGTTGATCTTCGACGGATTTGTTTACGGCCCGCTCCATCGCGTTGCGGTCGTACCTGTCCGTTTTGGCTTGAATGCCGGCTATTTGGCAGAACGCATCCAAGGACTTGAAGGGTGCGCCGGATTTGAACTGTCGGCGCAGAACCTTCAACGTGTCGACTGTTTTGAATGGAGGTAGGGGTGGCAGGCCGCCCTCGATGAACAGGTCCCCGGCAAGCCAGGGCACGTCGGCCTGGTCGAGGTTGTGGCCCACGATGATGTCGGCGTCGGACATCAGTCGGTGGACGTTTTTGAGGAACTTTTTGCGCCCGCCTTTGTCCCATTCGGCCAGTTCGATGACGTCGGCCTGGTCGTACCATTTGGCGCACACGATGGTGGTGCGGGGATGCCGGTCGACCGTCTCGTAGTGAATGTAACGATTTTTGAGGTCGCCGCGGTCCCACCAGTATTGGGTGGTGATACCGGGCAGGCGTTCCACATCAAGAATCAGGATCTTGTTGCGTACGCCGTCACGCATGACCGTCAAACGGTCAGACAAGCTCATGACGTCTTGTTGTGGTGCGCTTGGATGTGATGTCGGACGGCAGTCATGGACACGGTTAACGGATTGTCCGGGTCAGAGGACGCCACTTCCCACAGCTGAGCCAAAGACCGCCCCTCGGCAATCCATTCGTTCCACGCGTCCACGTCTTTCGGTGACAACGTTTTCAGATACTTGCATGTTTCGCATCCCCTGTTGGATCGGGATGGTTCAACTATTGAGAGACGATTGGCTAGGGACACAATGTGCTCCTTGGTTGGTGCCTACCCGTTGTTGAGTCGGCGTTCCACGTCGTCGCGCAGCTCGCGGATCTGCTGGCGGCGCCGGTCTTCTTCGGCAGCTAAATCGGTGCGGATGCCCCGAACGTCGTGGCCGAGTGTTTCGACTGCGTTGATGGCGCGGTCGATGTCGTCGCGCAGGTTGGTGGTGTGCGCGTTTTTGACTTGGTTTTTGACTTCCTCAATACCTTTGTGGTTGCGGGCTGCAAAGAAGCTGGGTACGGCGGCCAGGACGATGGCACCGAACACGACTAGCAGGTGGTCTATTACGTCAAGCCAGTTTGATGCGTCGGCGGGAAAGTTCACCGCAGGTCACAACTTTTTGGCTAAATCAATTACCTGCTGGGCAAGCGAACCGGGAAGAACCGATGACAGGGCGTCGGCGGCGGCCTGACGTACCCGATCCAAGTCGGTGACCGCAACGGATGCCTGCTGCACGGTGGCCTGTAACCCGTTGATTGCTTGGTCGGCGGCCGAAGCGCCGACGGTGCCGTTTTTGGTTTGTTGGCTTAACACGACGGCGGCGGTCGCGGATGCCCCGGTGCCCAGCAGACCGGCCAACGACCGGATGAGGTCGTTCACGGTGGACGCGGTACCCGGGTCCAACAGCTTCCACGACACCAGGATGGTGACGATTCCCGAGACGATGGTGGAGACGACGTACAGGGTTAAACGAATTTTGGCGCTCATGGTCAGGCTTTCTTCAAGAGTTGTTGGAGTGCTGCCGGATTGTTTTTCTCGATGTCGGCAAGGAC